ATGGACAACGACAAAATTGATCAACACAGCGACGAAATTGAAGTTGAGAGCGAAGAAAAAGAGCGCGGCAAAAAAATAGAAATAGATGAAGACCGACTCCCCTCCCGGGCGATGGCAATTCATGAGCATATCCGCCAGGATGGTGAAAAAGAGCTGGAACGCGACGCAATGGCGCTACTGTGGTCAGCCATTGCGGCGGGTCTGTCGATGGGCGCTTCGCTACTGGCAAAAGGGATATTTCATGTCGAACTGGAAGGAGTGCCAGGCAGCTTCTTACTGGAGAATCTCGGTTATACCTTTGGTTTTATTATCGTCATTATGGCCCGCCAGCAATTATTTACCGAAAACACCGTGACTGCGGTACTACCCGTCATGCAAAAACCGACAATGAGCAACGTCGGCTTACTTATGCGATTATGGGGCGTCGTGCTGCTGGGTAATATTCTCGGGACAGGTATTGCTGCATGGGCATTTGAATATATGCCTATCTTCAATGAAGAAACTCGCGATGCATTTGTCAAAATCGGCATGGATGTGATGAAGAACACCCCCAGCGAGATGTTTGCCAACGCGATCATTTCCGGCTGGCTGATCGCCACTATGGTTTGGATGTTTCCTGCTGCGGGTGCGGCAAAGATTGTGGTGATTATATTGATGACCTGGCTTATTGCACTGGGTGACACCACCCACATCGTTGTCGGTTCTGTTGAAATCCTCTATCTGGTGTTTAACGGCACGCTGCACTGGAGCGATTTCATCTGGCCCTTCGCACTACCTACTTTAGCGGGGAACATCTGCGGCGGCACCTTTATCTTCGCGTTAATGAGTCATGCACAGATTCGTAACGACATGAGCAACAAGCGTAAAGCAGAAGCACGCCAAAAAGCAGAACGTGCGGAAAACATTAAGAAAAATGATAAAAACCCAGCATAAATGGCGAGGGTTTAAGCAATCGAGCGGCAGCGTACTTACCCCGCAGTCCATTAGCGGGTATACTCATGCCGCATTGTCCTCTTAGTTAAATGGATATAACGAGCCCCTCCTAAGGGCTAATTGCAGGTTCGATTCCTGCAGGGGACACCATTTATCAGTTCGCTCCCATCCGTAGCAGTCCGCAAAATCCCCTGAATATCAAGCCTTACGTAGATTCACGGTTCGTCATGGTTCGCGTCAGATCGTTGACAGCCGCACACCATGACGGGTAAAAAGTGGATAAAATAATTTTACCCACCGGATTTTTACCCATGCTCACCGTTAAGCAGATTGAAGCAGCAAAGCCGAAAGAAAAACCATACCGCCTTCTCGATGGTAATGGCCTGTACCTTTATGTCCCTGTATCCGGGAAAAAGGTATGGCAGCTTCGCTACAAGATTGACGGTAAGGAGAAAATCCTGACCGTCGGAAAATATCCGCTTATGACTTTGCAGGAAGCAAGGGATAAAGCATGGACCGCGAGGAAAGACATCTCGGTTGGCATCGATCCGGTAAAGGCGAAAAAGGCTTCGTCTAACAACAATTCATTTAGTGCGATTTACAAGGAATGGTACGAGCACAAGAAGCAAGTCTGGTCAGTAGGGTATGCGACTGAACTTGCAAAAATGTTTGATGACGACATTTTACCCATCATCGGCGGTCTTGAGATTCAGGATATTGAGCCGATGCAACTGCTGGAAGTAATCCGCAGATTTGAAGATCGCGGTGCAATGGAGCGAGCCAACAAAGCACGCAGAAGATGCGGCGAGGTTTTCCGTTACGCTATTGTCACCGGAAGGGCTAAATATAACCCGGCACCTGACCTTGCAGACGCCATGAAAGGATACCGCAAGAAGAACTTCCCGTTTCTTCCTGCAGACCAGATCCCGGCATTCAACAAAGCACTGGCAACATTTTCAGGAAGTATCGTATCGCTTATTGCGACTAAAGTTTTACGCTACACCGCCCTAAGAACGAAAGAACTTCGTTCCATGCTATGGAAGAACGTCGATTTTGAAAACAGGATTATCACCATCGACGCCAGTGTGATGAAGGGTCGAAAAATTCATGTGGTCCCGATGTCAGACCAGGTGGTTGAACTTCTTACTACGCTAAGCTCAATCACCAAGCCAGTATCAGAGTTTGTTTTTGCCGGACGCAACGATAAGAAGAAGCCAATCTGCGAGAACGCGGTGCTACTTGTGATTAAACAAATCGGCTATGAGGGTCTGGAAAGCGGTCACGGATTCAGGCATGAATTCAGCACGATTATGAACGAGCACGAATGGCCTGCTGACGCTATTGAAGTGCAACTTGCACATGCCAACGGCGGATCTGTGCGCGGGATTTACAACCATGCTCAGTATCTAGATAAGCGCAGAGAAATGATGCAGTGGTGGGCGGAATGGCTTGATGGGAAGGTGGAGTGATCCACCTTAACTACTATCTAAGAGCACAAAGCCTTGCAATCCAGTGCAAAGCTTTGTGTGTCTCAGTTTTGTCTGCCATCACATGGAGATAATTAACCTATAACGCACATAGATGGTTGATGTTAATAAAAGCGCTGATCATCTCCTTAAGAGTATTTTAAGAGCATTTGAGTTATTAGCATGGAGGCGTATTGCCTCCATGTTTTTACTACCATGTCGCATCTATGTAGAACGTTGGAGATGTAGTGGTGGACCCTTCAATCGATATTTGTCCTGTTGAAGCATTAATGGTGGCCATTGCCATGCCAAATGAAACGCCATCAGCAGTGAACGGTACAGGGACATTTTTGGTTACTTTTGGTCTGCACCACCTCGGAAGCGTTAGAACAGTATTGCCATTCGCAAATGAAGTGGCTGCCAGTTTAATATTAATTGAATTGGCAGTTAAACTTGACGGTGCCTGTACTGTTACGTTTGTTCCAGCCCACCATTGAACAGCTGCTCTTGGCGTGTAATCAACACGCGACCACCAGTCGATAATGGCAGAGCAGATAATTTCCGCATACAGACGATACCCTAACTGGCTTTGGTGAATGTCATCACGCAGAAGTGGGTCGTATTGCGTGTTGAAATACTCTGGATATGGGGCCGGGAGCTGGTGAGTTGTTGTTACACAAATGACGTTATTGCCATATTTCATCATCTGGCGTTTACCAGCTTCTCGCAACTCTGCGACACCGTCGTAGTTAGAAGATGGCTGGCCAGCCCCTCCAATAAATGACTGGCTATACCACATCCACGGCTCAACCCAAACAGGGATACGACCAAGGCCATTGCAATATAAGACAAACTCATCTATCAATGACGCCATATAATCGCCGTTTTGGTTTGCCTGCCCTTCGTTAGTTCCGGCAACCATAATAACGATGTAAGCATCACCCGGCCCCTGAGCCTTCAGGAGATCTAACTGTTGCCTCATTGTCTGTCCGGCAACTGCCTTGTTTACAATGCTATGTGAACGGTGGCCGTTCGCTCCATCCATTAATTGCGGAATGTACGAGCTGAACGCGGAAATGAAATCCTCAGCTGTACTATCACCGTGGATAAGGATATTAAGTGGAGGCTTACCGTGCACGCCATTATCAGAGGTGTAGCTGCATAATCCAGTTACACGCGCAGAACCTCCAGATGCCGTGGTCAGTGCAACAAACCCAACTTCGTATACATCCCCTACATCAGCAGTATCAAAGGGCAAACGTATCCCAACGCCATTCATCGTTATCTGCGCCCAGTTTTTACCTTGCAGTGATACGCCAACGGTTGCTTTGCCCGGGGCGTACGACAGTAAACCTCCTGGCAGCGGGAATGGAGTTCCTTCTGCTACTGGACCACCAATTGGTTTCTGTCTATAAGACCACTGTGTAGCACCTGGTGCCCCATAGAACATCATCCAACCACCAGAGCATCGCAGAACAATCCCAACTTCTGAGGCGGCCTGAGATTCCATACGAATATGTGCAGAAATATGCTCTCCAATATCTATTGGTGCGAACAGGCCTGTTGTACGGTCAGTAGTTAAGGGGAAGATAGCTGCGCTATCTGAGGATATGGTGACTTCACCTTCATAGAAGAACGTGTCACCATTTATGGAATAAACTTTACAATCTGACCATTCCACTCGCTTCATGCGAATAGGGTTTCGGTTGAGGATGGCCTGCTTAGCCAGATAATCCACTTCTCCACCGGTTGCTTTAAAGTTCAGGTGCGTAAATTCAAACGTACCCTCCCCCTCGTACTGCAACGATTTAAACAGTGAGTACAGATCACTGTCGAATCTCAGGGTGACATTTTTATCAATGATTACTTTACTGTTCGCAAGGAAAGAAGCGTTAGCAGCTGTAGACGGTACGGTGTACACCATCTGATTTTTTGAATGATTAGAGAAGTAAACATACCCGTAGGTCGCAACACTATCGCGCCACGCCTGGACTACGTTAGAATTATCATAACTTGGAATTTTTGTGATCGACTGCAAAACAAGATCTTCCTGTGAGATAGCTCCGTTTACCAGATTAACACCTCCTTGAGATGCAAGATCTTGCCTGAGTTGGTCAGGGTCATACTTCAGCACATTCGAAAAATAGAACTGCTGCGCACCATACGCATCATAAACAGCCATAGAATGGCCTTGCACGGTTACGAATTTGGCAATCTGTCCGTTATATACCGGATATCCAGCAGCGTTAATGATTATTGGTTGAGAAACAGGAACGTGAGAGCCGTCTTCGTTCTCCACATAAACCTGAATCTGGTTTTCAGGGTTTACCGGGTCAGTGTCAATTTTACCGATATAAATTTTTCCATTGGCTACGGCTTTAAAAGAACGAGCCATAGTGAAGAGTTGCGAAGGCATGCTTACCACAACATTGGCATTTATTGAATCTGTCATTTTAATTTCTCTATATGTTAAGCAAGCAATATTCATTGCTAGCATGTTTTTTGTATAATGAGTGAACTTTATTTAAAGGTGGTTAACATGAACTGGAACGAAGTATTCGTATTAAAAGACGATGGACTCCTGTACTGGAGTGACCAATATCTTTCAAGACCCAAAATGTTCAATATATCTAAAGAAAAGCCTGCAGGACATATATTCAAGGACAAGAACAGGAAAACATCTTATATAATTATCAGGTATCAAGATAAAATATACGCCGCCCATAGGATAATATGGGAAATGTTTTATGGTGAAATCCCTTCAGGAATGCAAATTGACCATAAAGATGGTAATGGGTTAAATAATTCAATAGACAACCTGCGTCTAGTTAGTCTCGGTGAAAATCTAAAAAACAAATCTAAATACACAAACAATACATCTGGGTGCGCAGGTGTTTCATGGCATAAGACCCATAAAAAGTGGGTGGCATATATTAGCGACGCAGGGAAGCGCATTAATCTCGGATACTTTAAGAGTCTCGATGATGCAATTGCTGTAAGGCGTGAGGCTGAAAAGACCTATGGTTATCATGAGAATCATGGTAGGTGATATCTGACATTTCATTGCTCCAGACGAATGATATGATGCAACCATGATGTGATTGCATACCGAAATGGTACTATTGAGTATTTATCCAGTAAGTTACGATGCCATTCCACCCAACTGGTGAGGCATCAAGGATGTACAGCAAATACGACGAGGCGCAGTTTCACTTGAGACTTCCGCATGAACTCCACGCGAAAATTAAGCAGCGTGCGAAGATGAATAACAGGTCGCTGAACTCAGAGATAATTGCAGCGATTGAAGAATCATTGGCTAAACAAAGCTCTGCATCAGTTTACATTGACGATGCAGAGCGTATAGCAGAACAACAATCTGATATGGTTAAGAAAATGGTTTTTGAAACGCTTAAGACCATGTATAGCAATAATAAAAAGGGAACATAGAAATCTAGTTTCCGGCTAAAATGGCATTGCCTTCATGATATCCTGTGAAAAACTAAGGAGAGTTAACCATATGAAAAAATCACTGTTAATTATCCCGCTTCTGCTGGTTGGGTGCGCAAAAGTAAGTGACTATCAAGCAAGTTGCGAACAACGCTATCAAAAGCTTAGCGATATGGCTAATTGCCTTGATGCCAGCGTGAAGAACGACTCACGCATGGCATCAGCACCAACACCTAAGCTGTATGTCCTTGCTGCAAAGATGCTCGGGCAAAGTGTCGATGAAGGCAAGATAAGTGACGCACAGGCAAGACTTGAGCTTCAGAATCTTTATGTTCAATTACAAAGCCAAGAACAAGCCCAACAAATAGCACAAAGCCAAGCATTCCAGCAGGCTTTATTGAATTATCAGGCTGTAAACACAATGCAAGCGATCGAGCAAAAAGCGAGACAGCCTGTTATAACTCAACCCTATCCAACACGAGTTGACACTTACACAAACTGCAATTCAGGGTTTGGAAATACAGTCACATGCAACAGTAGCAGTAACATCAGATAACAATCAGCAAAGGTATCGCCTATGCAGAGAGATACGATAAACCTCGCGTTCTACATATTTGGTTTTTGCACGTTCCTGGTGTTTGAAAAGCTATTCTGACAATGCATCAGACTTAGCCCCCTGCGTCATAGCGTTAATTGCCTTTTGTGCTTGCTGCATGGCTTTCTCAAACGCTGTTGATCCGCGTGGGGTGTTTGCCATTCGGAGCATTGCATTTCTGAATGGCTCGCTCTCATAGGCGCGAGTAAGAAGTCCATAGCTTACTGCTGCGCCAGTTGTCGCCGGGTTCATTGCTGTCCCATATCCGATAATGAACGGGATGGTTTGCTGCCCTGTTGGTGTTGTTACTGCCGCTTTTGCAGCCTGCTGCGTGGATTGCAGATAGTTTTTTAATCCTTTCAGATAAGCAGCGTCCTGCCCCTTAAATGTGATGCCAGTCTGGTTTTGCAGGATGTTAAGCTGCCGAAGGAACTGGTCAGGGGATCCTCCAGATTTCTCCATCGCCTTTCCAAGGATGCCATTGCGCATTTGCGCCCTGCCAACACGACCAACTGAGTTATACAACGTCTTAATTTCCGATTTGTTCTTGCTGAATAGCATGTTGTTGACAACTTCTGGCGTCAGATCGCCTTTCATGAGAACATTCTTCAGCCTGGTATTCTTGAGTTTCGCTGCTTCGTCAGCATAGACGGCATTGGCCTGCTGATATTTACGGAGAGTATCGTTGCCAAGATTCTGACCAATGGCACCATTGATATCGTCAGTCATTGCCTTGTAAACGCGCTGAATTGCAGCATCGGAACGGTTTGGTAACACTGGTCGCTCACCCTTCACGTCCATTCTGAACTGGCTGCGCAGGTCGCTTAATTGCTTCAAATCCAGATTTACAGGACCATCAGGGCCAGCATTGCGAATAAGCTCATCACGATATGACTGAAGTTTTGAAATAGTCTCGTTATCAGCAACCTTACCAAGCTTCTGTAGGTTAGATATTTCTGTATCAATCTGCTGAATTGCTCGCGCAGGCTGAATGTTTACTCCGGCCATAGCATTCTGAACCTGCTCCAGTCGATTACCGGCGGCACGACGAATTCCTGATGTTTTCGCTTTAAGGCTGTCAATAACAACCGCTGGATCATACTCACCGAATTTATCGGCAAATCTCTGCACCAGCTGGCTTCTCGCTTCCTGTTGCGTTGCTCTCATTCCGCTTGTGCCAGCCAGAGGGATATTTTCTGCTGTAGTCTGCGCCATTTTTCCGACGCGGGAAGTTGGTTGTAACAGGTCTGTGGTGTGCAGAGGAATTCCTTCACGCTCTGCAAATCTGATGGCCTGCTGCGCTTCTGGCGCGATAGCACCACGAACGCCACGATAAGCAGCACCTAATCCACGTCCAGCAGCGTTAATAGCACCGCCAGCAAGTACACCAACGCCTAAATCGGTGGCGAGTGCTTCCGCATCATCTTTCGCACTATTTGCAGCAAGTGATCCAACTGCGTTTTCTGCGAGAAGTCGTGTTGCCCCCTGAGCAATTCGACCAGCAAGTGTTGGTGCCTGTACCGCCGCTCTCTCAACGCCAGCAGGAGTGAGGTAAGGCAATGCTTCAGCAAATACCCTTCCCTCTGTCGTTTGTGGAGTCAGCGCGCCTTGCCGAAGGCCAAAGTCCCGCTCTAATCCCTGCGTTGTTACTCGTGGTGCTGGTTGATATGTACCATCGCCAATGCCGAGTTTACCGCCAGCCCAAGCCGCCGCGCTTGTTACAGCATCAGTGAGTTCAGCAGGTATGTTCGCTACGTTGATTCCTGCCTGTAGTAAGCCGCGCCCGGTTTCAGCAAGTCCATTACCAAGGTCAGACATTATTCCGCCTTGCTGCTGAACAGGTTTCGGTGCGACAGAACTTACGGGTTGAGGTGGCTGCTGACTGGCTGCCTGCTGCTCAATCTGAGCAAATGGATTATTTGGGTCTGACTGCACGCCTGATGCCGATACTTGTTCGGATGACTGTGCTTCCAGTTGTGCAAACGGGTTGTTAGGGTCTTGCTGAGGATGTACCTTTGCAGAGGTGGCGCGCTGTTCGACTGTTGAGTCTGTCACCGGGTCACCCGCCCATTGAGCAAAGCGATCATCAACGTAACCGCGGCCTTCAGGTCCTGGCGTATATTCACCACGCTTTGCCTTCATAACGTTGCCGGGACCGTCGTGATAAGCCTGAAGAGCGTCACGCCAGTTACCAAACTGCTGGTACATCTTTGCCAGATAGCGCGCGCCAGCGTCAGCCTGATATTCGGGGTTTTGCATTTGCTCATCGGTATAACCCATATCACGCCATGTCCCAGGCATGACCTGAGTCAATCCTACAGCCCCGGCGGAGCTTACTGCGGCAGGGTTGTAAGAAGACTCCTTGGCACCCAGTGCAGTCATCAACCCTTCTGGCACACCGTAACGTGCGCCAGCCTGCTCTAACAAATCACGGTAATTAGCCATTTACTGCCCCAAAGATGGAAGATATCCGTAGCGATTAATGAAGTCGATTGACAGCTCGGGGTGCTGCTTCAGGTAATCTATAGAAGCCTGAGGCGCTTCCACTCGCTTGATACCGTTTTGCTGAACGTACTTACCAACCGCCTCATTACGCTTCTGGTTGAGCGTGTTCAGGATGACGCCAGCGTTGCGACGAAAGGACTCCTCGCTCTGCGAGTTCTGCAGCGAACCAACAGCCTGGTCGAGCTTTTTGCCCTCGGCATCAGAAAGTGCGCCCATGCCTCGCATGGCCTGAACCGCTGTCAGGTATGCTTGGGATTTAAAGGTATCAAGTCGTGCCTGAGTGTCTGCAGCCTGTGAGCCTGGAACGTTGGGGATTACTCCACGTAAGCCTGTAATGCTCTTAAGTGAAGGAGAACTAACGATATCGTTCAGAGTGAACATGCTGGTTGTGAGGGTGTTGATGCCGTCTTTGTAGCCATCATTTAGCGCTTGCTGCTTCTGCTGCAACTGCTGGTTGTTGGCTGCTATGCGGCTCTGTATTTCCTGGCGCTTCAGGTCGTTAGTTTCTGCTGATAGCATCCGGTCAAGGCGCTTATTTTCGTTGTTAATGCGGTTTGTTTCTGCGTCCAGATTAATGCGCTGCTGACCTAAATTCGCCTGGATATCTTGTCCGCGCATTGTGATTGCCTGATTCCGAGCGGCGGTTTGCGAATCCAGATCCTGACCGCGCATGGTAACCTGGCGACCCTGCATTTTATCCTGTAGGTCAAAGTATTTTTCGGGCCCGAGACTGTTCATCCCCAGGTGATCGACAAATTCGCCGAACTGCCGCGGGTTCTGTTGGTACATCTGAGCGACGTCATGAGGATTAACGCCAACACGAGCTAACTCACCGGCGTTGTTTTGCAGCCATGATTGCATTGCTTCTGGAGAAGATGACGCAAGACGTGCGCCAGCCGCTAATGTACCGATAGAATTACGCTGGTCTTCATCAATGAATCCCATGCCTTTACGAACGGATTCAATCTGGTCTGGATATTGAGTAGCCAACTGACGCAAAGCACCGCGATCACCAGACGCATAAGCATTAGCGTATGCCTGCTGAAATTCTTTCTGCCGCTGAGCCTGCTTTTCCTGCTGAAACACCCCCGCAATACCTGAAAGGCCTTGCAAAGCAGTCAGCCCAACATTGTTAGCGCCTGAACGCTCAATATCATTGTTCTGCCTGATAAGCTGAAGCGTATTGCCGATGTCATTTACGCTCGGAGCGTTTGAGTTGACGCCGCCGATACCAGCCAACAATCCGCCGTTTGTTCCTTGCCAAGTAGCCATGATTACCCCTTAAAACAACGAGCCAAGCAATCCGATTCCAGCACCAATGCCAGCGCCCCAAGGCGTTGATGTTCCCAAAAGGCTGGCAAGACCTGCACCGGCAATCGCACCAGACGTGCCACCGCTAATTGCAGTCTGAAGACTTGATGGTTTATTGGCATTAGCAGCGGCAAGTGCTGCGCTTTGCTGTGCAATGCTGCTCATGTTGTTGGCGTACGTCTGCCCGGCGTTTGCCTGACCTTGCAGCGCACCAAGCCCAACGTTTGCCAGATTGTTGTAATTGCTCATCTGGTTTGATAACCAAGACTGACCGAGTGTCGGCGCGATCGTAGCCAGTTGATTGCTTGTGGCTGTCGAACCAAGTCCACCCGTCGCCTCCGCAGCAGCAAGACTCTGGTAACGCGCCTGACCTGCAAGGTCTTTATACTGCTGAGAGTTGTAATACTGATTAAGTGCCTGCCCCTGACCTTCTAAACTGGAAAGGTTCTGAAGCTGGTTAACATGCTGCTCCGCAAGCGGCGTGAACTGAGCAAGGTTTTTCATGATCGTCTGCCACTGCTGATTTTGCAGGTCTGCGGCATACTTCTGAGCTTCTGCGGCATACTTTGCGCTTTTATCAGAACTGCCACCTTTCCCGCCTTTTTCAGGGCAATAAGGTTCCTCGCCGCGCAGTTTTCTGCCCAGCTTAAATGCATATAACATGGCTATCTCCCGTGATTCAGGAATTCGATTAGTTCTTCGCGTGTAGCACTGTAAAATGTCACGTCATCCACGCCTTTGAAGTATTTCTTGATGGTTCCTACACGATTAAGGCCAATCATTGCGCAGTACATCTGCCCGTGGCGGAATTTGCGCGCAGCGAACGATGTGACACACTGAACAGTGGTGTTAGTCAGAATGTATCTCCAGAACGCCAGCCCGATTTCCTTGCTGAATCCACGAACCTCTGGCAGGTACATGGCGTGGCAATCGAATGTCAGCGGCTGAATCTCCTGATAGTAAACAATTCCGCCGAACTGCCCGTGCACGTTCACCTCAAAGTAACGGCATTCAGGTTTGTAGTCATATCCATCACCGTTGTTGCTCCCGGCAATAATGTCAGGGTGATTTCCGACTGCTTCTATCAGGTCGATGTTTCGCGTTGGTTTGAATGTAATCATCAGTCAATCAGCCCATGTAATCTAAGTGCCGTTTCAAGCGCCAGAATACGCTGCCGCGCCTGCTGCAAACCTGTAGCGAGAGCTGCGACTTCGGATTGCGTGTACGTAGTGCCGACAGTGTATGACTGGTTAGCGTTGAATGAGCCAAGAAGTGGCGTACCTGTGGCTGCAGTCCATCCGGTCTGCCTTGCTCCAACGACCTGAATTCCATCAACTGAATATGATGTTTTTACATCCAGCGGTGACGCAAGAGACTGCGATTCGGTTACGTTTTTCGATACGTAATCACTCTTAATGTCAGATACATCGCTTTCTACGCCATCCAGTCTTTGGTCAACAGTGACCAGATGCGCCTGAATATCGATAACCTCATCCAGCAAGTAATCAACATCGCTACGTAGTACGACTATCTTCCCTTCGGCGGTTGTTAACCTGACCTCAAGGAGATTTATCGCTTTTGTGTTTGCGGTGATTCTTGCATCGTGATCTGCCAGCTCGACGTCCTGTTCATCGTTTTTCACCTGAGCATCGTAAGCGCCCTGACCAGCCTGATTTGCCTTCCCGGCAATTGCGCCAACATCAGCACCCTGATTTATGACATACAGCAGGTAAGACTGGCTGAATATATTGCGTGGCAAAATTGAAGCATCAAGGCGCGCAGCCTGAACCGCGACAGGATTATTCAGTGATGAATCCGCCATTACTCAATCCTTATCTGGCAGCCAGACAGAGTGACAGGTGACTTCGTGATAACGCGCAATTTGAAGCCGACATTTTTCCTGATTCGCCCGACACGCTTCCACAAAACGCGTTTGTCGTAAACGAACGGTTCATTCTGCTCAATCATCTGCTCACGACCGTAATTGATGCCGTCAGTGGTTGCAGAGAGAAAAAGGCGGTCAGCATACTGCGCAACGCCAGTTGAAGATTCAACTTCAAGGTCGAAAACTCTGGCGTTATCTGCTTTGAAGAGTGGAGTAAACAGCAGGTGTTCCTGCTGCTTGTCGTACTGGCTGCTGATATCGAACTGCAATTTCCCGGTAACAGATTCCAGCTTATCGCCGCACGTTATCTGATTGCCTTCGTAAATGAAGTCGATAGCGCGGTACACATCGTCATACAAGCCTGTTTTCAGTACACACCATTGCGGACCATTGGCGCTTGAAGATGCGTCGTACACGAGGACGTGGCGCGGAAGGTGGATAATCAGCAGTTCATGCGCATCAAATCGCAGCGATTCCATCACACCATCAGCCAGTTCATCAGCAGTGTAGGAGCGGAGGATTTTCTCAATGCTCGCGCTGGCGATTGGTGATACCTGACCGGAGCCGATGATGTATACAGACGGCGCACCTGTTGCCGGATTGCTGATGAACGCATACGAGTCAGCAAACGGCGTTTTGCAGTAGGTCCCGGCAATGCCTTTCTGCACCATCAGCGATGGCTGGGCGACATACAAAGCAGCACCAACGGTGGTTGCACCAGTCAGGGAGAAATATTCAATCGTCGATGAACCAAAGCAGACGATGAAGTCTCGCCATGTCCCGATACCGATGATGCCGTCCGGCTGAGACTCGGCACGATATTGTGCGCTGTAACGGTCAGGATGCGATTCGTCTTCAAGATCAGTGATAAACCATGAATCAGTACCGTCTTTTGACCACGCATAACGCCCGCGTAAGCGCGTAATGTCACGAACAGAACCTAACTCATACTGCGTGAATCCGCTGTCTGTAGGCCAGTTTGAGACGGTTTTAACCGTGCCATCATAGCGATACTCGACCAGTTGACCATTAACGCCTACCGCCTGTGATGTCCGACCATGCGCCATTGATACACGACCACTTCCGGCGACATCACCAACCTCGCTTTCTCCTTTGTACAGTTTGCCACCACACACGCGATAAACAGCACTCTGCGCCATGTTGTACTCGACGCCGCGCGATACACCGTTCACATCAGAACGTTTGGCAATGCCCGGGAATGAGCGAAGATATCCGCTGCTGTTGAGGATTTCTTTGGGTGTAGCCAGCATATTAACTGGCAGATAGTCGATATAGTCGGCGTTTCGAAAGTCTTTGCCGACACCTTTCATAAGCGGAAGTTGCTGAATCGGCATTATTCGCTCCCGTTATCGCAAGGTTCCTTTCGGTGGAAGTAATTCCAACCGTTCCACTTCGCCAACTGGTTACCGCTACCAACAGGCATACGGTTTGGATAACCGGACTTACATTTAGCGGCTTTTGCTCTGTCCATTGCAGACAGTTTGACGAGTCGCTCTTTCCCGTATCTGGCAGTGGTTATAAGTTTTGCTGACGCTTCCAGCGCATAATCCGGAGCAATGCGGCAGGCAAGGTTGAAAATGACGGCATTGATAGCGTTATTTGATAAACCGTGCTCATCGCCCGGATCTGGAGCGACATCTGCATCAGCGAAAATGTAGCCAACGTTGATCCCAGGTGACGCATCACCGCCAAGCCATTCAGCCATCATCATTTCAAGGTCGTTGACGCCATCTTCCATAGACTGCGGTTCGACATCGGTTAACGTGGCATTTGATGCCACACCGAGCTTACGTAATGCCGCAAGAACTAAATCACCCTTCGTTGTCAGGTTCATCTGCTGCCGCCTTAGGTTTTCGACCAGGCTTTTTACGCTGTTTTTCTTCTGGCTCTGACTCCGGCTCTGCAATAGCCGGACGCAAACTCAGGAGTCGTCCAAGAACATCATTTGCTTCATGACCATCCCACTCTTTCCCGAACTCAAGCTCAGTACCTTCAGGAAGGAACTCGATTTCTTCAACAGGTAGGTGATAAGTGATTTCGCCTTCTGGAGTGGTGATACCAGCAATGATCCAGCCATCCCACTCTTCACCGTCACTGTGTTTGCGAGACCACCACGAAAGCTCAGCGTAAGCATGCATCAGCGATGAGAAGAGTCGCACTCGGTGAGCGTAAAGCTCGTTAAAAGTGTGATAACCGTCGGACACTTCGCCCATATCAACTGGGGAAGTTTCACCTCCGCCAACACTCCCAATTTGATCACCAACAAGAGGATCATCAGGAACATCGTCAGGGTGCTTATACCAGCCATTTGCTAAGTGCACAGCTACATCATCAGGATCAACGGTTTTCGTTTTCAGCTTGCGTCCCCAGATTTTGGTATCTCCGCCAGCCTGAAAAATCATTACGCTCATTGGTATCTCCAATAGAAAAGGGAGCCGAAGCTCCCTCTGGTTATCACGCAGTCTGGTTAGGCAGACCAACACCAATTGCCTCTGGTCGTACAGCACATGCTGAATACCACACAGCAATACGGCACTTACCAGACAGAGTGTTGATATCACCCTGCGTTGCGAAGATGCCGTTAACACCAATACCAGGAATGCTGAAGGAAGACGTTTTCATGCCAGCAAACAGTTCATGGGTTACCGGGATCGGCTGAGACAGCAGGCGGATTGAGTCATCAGCCCAGAACACGTTAGCGGTGGTTGTTGCCACGTTCAGAACGTTTACCGGAGTGATATCAGCAAGAGAGGTGTTTACGTTAGCGTAAGCCTTCTCTTCTTTTGTCAGTGACGCGTCATCCAGTGCAATCGGCTTCGGCGTGATTTCGATGTGAGTACCATCGATCACACGGGTGATTGAGAAAGTCGCATCATCAGTTAGCACGTTCTTCGCCATCTGAGACAGGAATTTCACACCAGTGAAACTGATTTTGTCGCCGCGCTTAAATCCGGTGGTGGAGGATACGGTCACCGTTGCAACACGGTTGTCGACGTTCTCTTTGTTACCATCGGTATCAAGGGTGTATGCCTGCGGCTTAAACTTCTGCTCACCAGAAACAGTTACCCCAGTAGCGGTTGACTTGGTAACTGCCGGAAGTTTCGGTGAGCGAAGAATTTCATCAAAGCCAGCAATCTGACGCTGAATAGTACCGTTGCGATACGCTTCTTCAGGAACGCGACCGAAGATGTCACCATCTACCAGGTTGCGGCCTGCTTTGCGGTAATCGTCAGGGTTCAGGAAGTAACTGATGCCCATGTCGCGGTTGAGTTCGCGGGAGAACATCAGGCGCTCTGCATCAGACACAAAATCCCAGCCAGACAGGCCAGTAGATGGACCAATTGCGCGGGTATCGTGAACAACAAGTGAGCCCATTTCAGTTGCCTGTTTGGCAATCGCTGACTCAATGTTATTCGCCAGTTTTTTGGCAGATGCCTGGATGCGGCGACGGTAAGAACGCTCATCACGCAGGTCATCTGCACGAAGCTCGAAGAAATCGTTATCCGGATCGCCCATGTTGCATTTCACGGAGAGTTCCAGAATCCCGGTTGCGTTGCCAGTTAAATCCCAGCCAGTCTGGGTTGGCGCTTCCTGCTCAACAGGCATCCACACGGTGTTGCTTGAACGCTGCATGGATTCTGCCGGAGGGGTGTATTTTGTCACTTTGGACGCCATTGGCGTCAGGTTCTGGACGGTTTCGATGATTTCATCCAGAGCATACGTGACCAGTTGACCTTCATTTAATGCCATTATCGAATTCCTTTATTCAGTTGCGCCTTGAGCTTGCGGTATGTCTCTACATCCCCTTTGTTTGCTGCCGCTTCCATCTGCTTTTCAATCGCAGATATATTTGCAGCAACAGCGTGTCCCTGAATGGGTTCATCAGGTAGCGGGGCTTCTGAAACAGGCTTGGCTCGAGGCTTGAGAGTTAAACGTTCTGACAGTCGAGTGAGTTCAATCAGCGCGGATTGCCCGTCCATCGCCAGCAACTGGCGTGTTTTCTCAGGATTAGCACCAAGGTGATACATGAGAGCGGCGGATTTCTCCGGGAAGAGTCGCATGATGTCGGCACCGACTGCTGGCGGCACCAGTTGCATGAATGCATCCTCTTTCTCCTGATAGTCAGGGATATTGAGCTTTTCCGCTGCGTCGTAGTGCTTACGGGCTGCCTCGACGTATTGCGCTGATTGCTGGGTGAACTCCTGAGTTTTGCGACCCTGCTCGGCGACAGCCTGGCTTCGTGCGTCCATAGCCTTGATCTGCCATTCACTGTTTGCCTGCTGGAAGGCAGCCAGTGCGCGGCTCTGGTCATAGTCGTACTTAGCCAGTGCATCTTCGGAAAGATAATCGTTAGGGTCTGGTTGTTTTGGTAACTCAGGGTTCACCCGCAGGTGCTCCGGCAACTCTCCACGCTTAACCGCTTCCATCTGCTGCTCAAGCTCACGCTGGCGTTTGCGTTCGATGCGGCGACGGGCAAATTCAGCATTAGTTGCCGGGTCTTGTTTTGGTTTCTCATCGTCTTTCAGGACAATCTCAAAGCCTTCTTCCTGACCTGCGTTGTCGTTGGCATTATCGACAACTAAGCCATCAGCAGATGCCGCTGCATGATTGCCGGGCAGGGTTAATTCTTCAGAAGCCTGAATGTCGGTGGTTTGTTCCATGGTTAACTCTCTCTTATTGAGGTGTCTCGGCTACTCCGCCGGAGGGGATTTGAACTTGACGCATAAGATTCGCGAAATCCATGCGTTGTGAATGAGTCTGGTCTGCATCTTTAAGAAGCAGCTCAGCGTTAGCACGAGCATCTTTGCTGCGCTGTTGCTGGAATTGACCTACGAGCTTGAGGTACTCACGCAGTTCTGCCTGCTTGTCGAGGTTCATATTGTTGAAGATTTCTGCAATCTTCGCGGCGTTGAGTTGGTTTTGGGCTTCAACCTTGGCGGCTTCAACCTGAATCTGGGCCTGTTGGTTCTCTGCCTTAAGCAATTCAGCCTGGCCTTGCAGAAGGATACCCTGCGCCTGAATTTGCTCTGCTGATGGCTGCTGCGGCTGCTGTTGCGCCTGTTGTACCATCTCCATCTCTTCAGGTGTTTCTGGTTTCTTCAGCCCCATCATCACCAGTTGCTTGTTAGCGTACTCTCGCATCATCTCGACGCCTTTACCGTCAAGCAGCGTGAAGTATTGCAGCATCAGCATCTGGAACTCTGGAGCACCTTGCGGAACCTTGGTGAGCAACTCCTGAATCTCTGCGCGGTTCTGTTCCTTCATACTCTGGAAGGATGGTCCGACGTCTGTATAGCACTCATAGCGACCGCGAATGTCGTTGAGTGTGACCACATTGCCGGACTGGTAATCGACAACTTGCGCATAGAGTTGAACGTCTTTCTCGCTTCCATCTTCAAGTGTCAGCGTTACATGACGAGGAACGTCATAAATATCGTTGACCATTGAGGCATAAATCTCGCCATCACGTCGCATTGCGGTAGCCAGGTTATCCTGAAACACATATGTCTCAAGGTCTGCCCGCATGTTCAGTTGATTGACGGTATCGAAAGCGACCTGACCGTTTGCTGCCTGTGCATCCACGCCAAGACTAGCCACCTCTTTCACTGCGTTGGTGGCTGCCTCAAGCATGTAAGCGTTGGCTTGCGGCACTTCAGGGTTTTCCATGTAGGAGATTGGACCAATCGGCAAGTCGTTACCGTTTTCATCGGTCCTGTTCTGCAGATAGTACGGATAGTCGTCATTTCCTCCGTACATGTATTCGTAGCCTTCGATTTGCTCAGGGAAGAAGGTCGGTTTCTTCTTCGGTGAACGAGCAACAATATCGGCGTTGAATGACATGATCATGTTACGAAGGCGCTGACCGTCTTTCGTCAGCCTTACCACTCCTTCGTAGCACTCCTTGTCACCAGCGAATGACCATTCGCCGTACACAGGAACGATTGGGATATGCTCTCCGGCTATCTTCTCTCGGTCCTTCAGTATCTGCGTGCAGGTGATGATCGACTTATATACACGCCGACGCTTCACCTTGCGCTCTGCTACCTTAATGAATCCACGATTAGCAAGGTCGTCGATAACGTCTTTGATATCCTGCTGGTAATAGCTGACCGGCTCACCTGTCAGCGGGTCGCGGTAGATGAAGACTTTCTCTTTCTTCTCTTCGACCTCGTAATACTCAGCGACGTAGACGACATCATTCGATACCCACGGAAACAGCCATGTATCGTTCGGATTCTGGAAAGATGGCAAGGTGTCAGGATCAATACCGTAATCCTCTGCGAACTCTTTCCAGCCATTACGTGACAAAGCGTTAATCACCGTGCAGTGCTTAGCGTCGCTCTTATCCATCTGCTTGCTGTTGGCGTCCCATATGACGTGTGAGCAGGCTTCATGGATTGGCAGGCGTCGGATTACCTGATTGTTGCTTGTTGGGTCGTTGTCTTCGTACTGGGTGACCAGACGCCATGCACCAACGCCGGACTCTATCTGCTCACGAACGCCAACGTTAACGGCAATCTTTGCCGTGTTATGGCGCATATCAGTACGATACATTCCCATCAACACATCGGCAGCATCAGGATTAGCGCCGTCTTTGGGTCGGAAGAGAACGTCGATAGGGTTCCGGCGCATCTCTGCGACCAGTTTCCTGACCACCGGGCGAACAACATCGAATTGTCCGCGATATTGCAGGGTAGTGTAGTTTGATAGCCAGTCATCCCATTGCGACACTCGGCTAAAATACAGGTCATTTGTCGCCTCGGTTCTGGCTTCATCGCTCGCCATCCAGTCCGCGTCAAACTTACACAGAATGGAATTGAGTCTATTTTCGTCGGCCATTTAAGTTCTCCGTGCGATGGGCCTGATTGGGGCTGGTATCTTTTTCTCTTTTGGTTTTTTGATGTCGCGCATCATTTTGGCGAAGCGGCGCATCATGTATGCATAGCGAACGGCTGAGAGAACGTCGTCGTTAAGCTTGACGATTTTCCCGTTTTCATCACGGTGATAGAGGCGGAACTCCTCAAAGAATGGCTCACAGGTGTTGAATACTTTGAAGCGACCATCGAGCATCATGTCGCGCAATTCAGTGATGCCAGGCTCCACAGCGTTACCGCCATCAGGCCATGTCGCATGCTCCTGCAACATCATAAAACCAGCGTCGGCATACTGCCCTTTGAGCTGCTCACCGCCGCCCTTCTCATGCTGGTTTCCGTCATGAGGCCATGCGGTTGGCACTTTATGCGCCCATGATTTAACGGCTCCCCATGCCTGAACGGCTGTTTTTTCTTTCGCCTTCCACACGCGTGAAACGTAGATTGTGTCTGCGTCCTTATCCCACCAAAGCTGAACCTGCGCCTGCGGGTGATCCCATCCGAAATCCATCCCGCCAATTACGTAGAAGTGATCAGGACATTCGAACGGCTGACACTTAATCGTCTCTTCCGGTATCTGGAAGATTCGACCACTACCCATCGTAGGGATACCGCGAGCACGCGCCTCTCTCTCATGCTCGGGATAGGATGCGATGATTTGCTCTTTCTGCTCGTCGGTATAGTGCTCAGCGTCATAGATGGTCATGTTGACCACTTTCTGCGACTTGCTGGGATTCTTCAGGAACTTGGTAACAACGTCAGACATCCCCATCAGCGGGGTAAACGTCAGAATTGAGAATTGCCCGTATTTGTTGGTACGGGTAAGACCTTCGCCATAAATGCTGTATGGTGGCTCTTCGTCAAACCACACGCCGTGGATTGTGTCACCCTGCCAGCGAGCGCGGCCTTGCGAGTATGGTTTGAAGTAGCAGATTGAAATGCCATCTTCAACGCCATCAGCCGTGTGATGCTTAACCAGAAGATGATCAACAAGGTTCGGAAAGAAAGGAGACTTCTTCCAGCTAATGATGTCTTCTTTCGGTATGGAACCGTAGCCAGGCTCATCATTCTCTTCGATACGACCGCACAGGATGCGTTGAGTAGTTTTGGTTACAGTCTCGTTTGTCTCGCCGCCAATCCAGAAGACAACAGGCTCATAGAAACGCTTACCTTTCCACTCCCCGCCATATTTACCATCAGCCGGATAGCCTTTTGTTCCCGGATAACGCCCGGTAAGGTGAAACGCGACTTCAGCAGCACCAGTAAATGACTTACCAAGCTGGTTACCAGCCATAAAACAGCGCTCTGGATAGTCATGCCCGGCGTCGATGAACTCACGCTGTTTGCTGTATGGCGTAAATTCATATAGCAGGTGTGTGTTCCGGTAGTTCTCTTCTTCTTCGAGTAGCTCGAGCAATTCGATTTGCTCTTCGTCGCTCAGGTTATCAAGAATCGCGTCCAGTTCCACGGTTGAATAGCTCCTTGATACGAGAGCGTCGCTTATCGCGATCTCCCTTATCAGGTGTCACGTCTTCAACTTGCGACTGCTCTTTGAGGCCCAAATCACGGGCGATGATGTTAGCGTTGAGAAGGTCAGCGGCTGCGCCAGAGAATTTCTGGTCGTAGATGACCTGCTCTGCTCGCGTAACGACTTCAGATAAATCTTCTCGCAGGCGATATGTGCGCCATGTTTCAAGAGTCACATCAATGAACAGAGTGAGGCCTGTAATGGTCATCGCTCGCATCTTGGCGATAGGCTCTTGTATCACTTCACCCTGATACGAGAACGCCTTCATCTCCCATAGCGGGTTAGCTTCCACCCACTCGAAGTATTCACAACAAGCAGCCCACAGCGCCTCAGGCGATTCGAATTTAGGGTTTCTCCCATGACTACTGCGGGCCTCCCAAAATCGGTTGCCCTTTGGTGCTGCCATATTCATCTCACTTAGTTGTTATTTCAGGTTTAGCATCATGCTCCGGTGGTGAACAGGTCTAACGCTTCCTTCGATTTACGCACCGCTTCGATAGTGCGGGTCGTGATATCTGAATTAGCGCCGCCTGACTGGAAGTGAATTTTGAATAGCTCAAGCTTCAACTCGTCAGTGCCAATGAACTGAAATGCTTCTTCTGCGGCTGCGTTCTGGTTCATGACCAGTTTGTAAATCTCTAACTGGAATTTCTGTTCTTCAGTCATGGGAATAATCTCTGCCAT